TGCTGATGGTGAAACATGGTGTGTAAATTTTTTTGGCGGTGGAACTTGGAAACAAACTTCTTATAACTCAAATTTTAGAAAACAATATGCGGGTATAGGTTATGTCTATAATGCATCAAAAAATAAATTTTTATGTCCACAACCTCACGCATCTTGGTCGCTAGATAAAAATGATGATTGGAAAGCACCAATAACTTATCCATCAGTAGTTGATGATGGTGCAGATCCTGTTGTTTGGAGATATTTCATTTCTTGGAACGAAAATAAATATAACGCTGACAACACCAAGGGTTGGGAAGCAGTTAAATCTAACGACGAAGCAGAAACACCAACGGTTTACGATTGGAACGGCACAGCTTGGGTATCCACATAGGAGACTCTAATGACTAGAACAAATGGCGGAATCATTGGCGTAACAAATAAAACTTCTTTCGGAAAAAATAAAATTACTAATACTACATCTACAGGAAATTTTACAACACAACCAGGTACAACCTTACTAAATGTTGCAGTTGTTGGTAGCGGAGCAGGCGGTGGAGCTGGAGGTACACGAGGAGGAGGTGGCGGTGGAGCTGGTGCTTTTCAAACTTCTACTTGTATTTCTGTATGTGGAAACAGAGCTTATCCAGTAACTATTGGTGCTGGTGGTGCTGGGTCAAATAGTGATGGCCAAGGTTCAGCAGGAAATAATACTGTTGGATTTTGTTTAACAAGTCCAGGTGGCGGTGGAGGCGGTGGACAAGGATCTGGTAATAATAATGGTTTAGACTCTCCAGGAGGATCTGGTGGAGGAGGTGGAAATACACCAGGAGCAGGTAGTGGTGGTTCGGGTGGACCTTTTGGTAATGATGGTGGTGATGCGAATAGCTCTCCAGGACATGGAGGAGGTGGCGGTGGTGGAGCTGGTGCTGTTGGAGCAGATTCTCCAGGAAGTGCTGGTGGTAATGGTGGAGCAGGAACATGTTTTGAATGCACAACATACGCAGGTGGCGGTGGTGGAGCACACGGATTAGGAGCATCTGGAGGTTGTGGTGGATCAGGCGGTGGTGGACCAGGATCAAAATCACCAGGACCAAATCCCTCTGTACCTAAAGGGGTATCAGGAGATGCAGGAACAGGTGGAGGTGGTGGCGGAGCTAATGCTACACCAGGAACACCATGTCAAGCAGGTGGTAATGGTGGAAGTGGAGTTGTTGTTACAAAAGAATTAAGTAAAGCTAGTGGTGTATGGAATTTAAAAACACACTTTGCTGCACAAACAGCAGGAGCGTGTAGTACTTCAACGTGGCCAAGACAATTAGCAATAGCAGAGTATTTAGTAATTGCTGGAGCTGGAGGTGGATCTAAAAATACTGGTGGTGGAGGTGGTGCAGGTGGTTATAGAAATTCATTTAATTGTGAAACTTCTGGTGCGTGTTCATCTTCAGAAACACCTTTAGGAGAATTAAGTCCAGGACCATATACAATTACAGTTGGCGCTGGTGGAGCAGCAAATAACACATCAAACCAAGGAAATAATGGAAATAATTCTAGCATTGCAAATCCAGGGATAACAACCATAACAGCAACAGCAGGTGGTTCAGGGGGAGCTTTCTCTTCTATAAATGGACAACCTGGAGGTTCAGGTGGTGGAGGATCTGGTAGAGATGATCCTAGTGGTGGATCTGGAGGAAATGGTACAGCAAATCAAGGAAATTCTGGAGGAGCTGGTTTATTTAGTGCACCATCTGGTCCTTTTAGAGGAGGAGGTGGTGGAGGAGCTGGAGCTGCTGGAGCATCTGGCAGTGCATCTGGAAATGGTGGAAATGGTCTAGCATCATCTATTACAGCCTCTCCTGTTACAAGAGCAGGTGGTGGAGGTGGAGGTGGATCACATGTTCCAGGTGGATCTGCAGGTTCTGGTTGTGCTGGAGCTGGAGCTGGTCCAGGTTGTTGTGCTGCAGGCTCAGGAGCTGCTAACAGTGGAAGTGGTGGTGGAGGTGCTAGTGGTGGAAATGCTGGTGCAGGTGGATCAGGAGTAGTATTTTTAAGGGCACCTGCTGGTGCTAATTGGGCAGTCGCTCCTGGATGTAACACATTAACAACCACACCATGTGGCGACAAGTTAGCTACATTCACAGTCTCAGGCACATTGACAGTTTCATAAGAAGTGTTATATTAAGTTCATAAAGATATATGAACCTTACAAATTATTATTGGTATTTTGAATCAGTAATTCCTGTTAGAATTTGTGATGAAATTGTTAAATACGGAAAACAATTGCAAGACGGATTAGCGACAACAGGTGGTTATGGGGATGTTAAAAAATTAAATCAAAAACAAATAAAAGATTTAAAAAAGAAAAGAGATTCTAATGTTGTTTGGATGAATGATAGATGGATTTACAATGAAATACAACCATACATACACACAGCAAATAGAAATGCGGGTTGGAACTATGAATGGACTTATAGTGAGTCTTGTCAATTTACAAAATATGACAAAGGACAATATTATGATTGGCATTGTGATAGTTGGGATAGACCTTATGTAAGAGAAGCTAATGATCCATCAAACGGTAAAATAAGAAAGCTATCAGTAACCATTAGTTTATCAGATCCAAAAGATTATAAAGGTGGAGAGTTAGAATTTGATTTTAGAAATAAAGATCCAGATAAAAAACCAAATATTGTAAAATGTAAAGAAATATTGCCTAAAGGATCTTTAGTTGTTTTTCCTAGTTTTGTATGGCATAGAGTATGTCCAGTTAAAAAAGGATCAAGATATAGTTTAGTGATATGGAATTTAGGATGGCCATTTAAATGAGTTTTCCAAAACAATTAAATTTAGAGGAATATTTTAAATGTCCAATATGGTGGGCTGACGAACCTAAGTTTGTTAAAAAATTAAATAAAGCTTCTGATAAATATATAAAACAAGCTCAAAAAAATTTAAAAGAAAACATTGATAAAAGAAATAAAAAATTTGGTGATAAAGGTGATATGGGTCATGTATTTCATTCTACATCTTTAATTGGTGACCCCAAATTTAAAGAATTACAAGATTATGTTGGTGCGACTGCATATAATTTATTAGGTGAAATGGGTTTTGACTTAACAGATTATCAATTATTTACTACAGAAATGTGGGTTCAAGAATTTGCTAAGAAAGGTGGGGGACATCACACTTTACATACACATTGGAACGGACACATATCTGGTTTTTATTTTTTAAAAGCATCAGAGGCAACATCAATGCCAGTATTTGAAGATCCAAGACCCGGTAATGTTATGAATCTTTTACCAGAAAAAGATAAATCAAAAGTTACATATGCAAGCTCACAAATTCATTATAAAGTTCAACCAGGCAGAATGATATTTTTTCCATCGTATATGCCACATCAATATGTTGTTGATATGGGTTATGAACCATTTAGATTTATTCACTGGAATTGTCAGGCAATACCTAATATTGTGTTAAAAAATGCAAAATAAAACTATGAAAAAAGCCATAATAAAAACCATGTTAGAAAGTAATACGTTAAAAAACAAACCAAATTTTATAGATAATTTTATAAAATCTAAAATGCAATTGAAAGGAAAAAATGTCATTAAAAAAATCGGTGTTCCAAAAAAATAAATATAGTGTTTTAAAAAACGCCATATCAAAAGAGATGGCAGATTTTTGTTTTGCATATTTTTTAAATAAAAGAAAAGTTGCAAGATTTTTATTTGATCAAAGATACATATCTCCGTTTACAGAATATTATGGTATTTGGAATGATGAACAAGTTCCAAATACTTATTCACACTATAGTGATATGGTTATGGAAACTTTATTACAAAAAGTCAAACCTGTTATGGAAAAACACACAGGATTAAAATTATCTGAAACATATTCTTATGCAAGAATTTATAAACAAGGTGATGTTTTAGCTAGACATAAAGATAGATATTCTTGTGAAATATCTACAACATTAAATCTAGGCGGTGACTCATGGCCAATCTATCTTGATCCGACTGGAAAAGAAGGTCAAGCAGGTATCAAAGTAGATTTAAAACCAGGTGATATGTTAATTTATTCTGGTTGTGATTTAGAACATTGGCGAGAAGAGTTTACTGGTAAAGATTGTGGACAAGTATTTTTACATTATAATAAAACTGGGTCTAAAATGGCTGAGCAAAACCTATACGATAAAAGACCATTTTTAGGGTTGCCTGCATGGTATAAAGGCTTTAAATTACCTAAATAATATTGTATATAATAATTTGGCGGGAGATCTCCACCACACCATCTCTCGCCTAACTATTAGGTTTTATATGTTACAAAAAGTAAAATTTGCACCAGGATTTAACAAACAAGTCACATCAACAGGTGGTGAAAGCCAATGGGTTAATGGTGACAACGTCCGTTTTAGGTATGGTTCACCAGAAAAAATAGGAGGCTGGTCACAATTAGGATCTGTTGATATTACAGGACGTAACACAGCAATTCATCACTTTGTTAATACATCAGGTATTAAGTACGCAGCGTTAGGCACAAATAGAATTTTATATGTATATTCTGGTGGTATTTTTTATGACATACATCCAATCAAAGCTACAACAACCTTAACAAGTGCATTTAGCACAACTAATGGTTCATCAACTGTAACTTTAACTTTTTCATCAGCACACAACATAAATAAATTTGATATAATATTATTGGACAATTTTACCTCAATAACTAACTCTAATTTTAATTCAACAAACTTTGATGATAATAAATTTATGGTGCAATCAATACCAAGTTCAACAACTCTTACTATTGATGTTGATTCAAATGAAACTGGATCAGGTGCAACAACATCAGGTGGTATTAGAGTTAGACATTACTATCCTGTTGGACCAGCAGTAGAAGTTGCATCTACTGGATTTGGACTGGGTCCTTGGAGTGGTTTTAAGACAGGTCAGTTTACATCTACATTATCATCATCAATAAATACAAGTGTAACAAGTTTAACAATGGCAAGTTCATCTTCATTTCCATCTTCGGGCACAGTGTTAATAGATAATGAATTAATTACTTATACTGGCAATGACAATAGTGGAACATTGTCAGGTTTAACAAGAGGTGCATCAGGTACAACAGCTGCATCACATTCATCAGGTGCAACAGTAACAGATGCATCAAACTTTTTTGCATGGAACGCTGCAGCTTCTGGAGACGTTGTAACAGCACCTGGACTTTGGTCTTTAGATAATTTTGGTAACAAATTAATTGCAACCATAAATGCTGGTGAAAGTTTTGAATGGGATTCAAACGGATCCGTATCAACAAGAGCTAGTATTATAACAAGTGCACCAACTGCATCTGCTTTTAGTATAGTGTCTACACCAGATAGACACTTAGTATTTTTTGGAACAGAAACAACAATAGGTGATACATCTACACAAGACCCTATGTTTATAAGATTTTCATCTCAAGAAGATATTAATACTTACACACCTAGTGCAACTAACACTGCAGGTACACAAAGACTTGCAGATGGATCTAAAATTGTTGGAGCGATTAGAGGCCGTGATGCAATTTATATTTGGACAGACAGTGCATTATTTATTATGCGTTTTGTTGGTCCACCTTTTACTTTTTCATTTCAACAAGTTGGTACTAATTGTGGATTAATAGGACAGAATGCAGCTGTAGAAGTTGATGGTACAGCTTATTGGATGTCAGAGAATGGTTTTTTTAGATACACAGGTAAACTTGAGTCATTACCATGTTTAGTTGAAGATCATGTATTTGATGATATTAACACTACACCTAAACAACATATTAATGCAGGATTAAATAATTTGTTTGGTGAAGTAATATGGTTTTATCCTAACTCAGGATCTGGTGTTGTAAATAGAATGGTGGCTTACAATTATCTAGATTCAAGCCCCGAGCGACCAGTGTGGACCACGGGAACATTAGCTAGAACTGCGTGGCAAGATTCATCCGTTTTTGGTAAACCTCATGCAACTGAATATAACGAAAGTGCAGAAACAGCAGACACAGACACAAATTATGTTTTTGGTAATCAAGATGGCACATCAACTTATTATGAACATGAAACAGGATTAAATCAAGTTAAAGAAGGTGCAACAACTGCAATTACTGCAAGCATTGAATCTGGTAGTTTTGATATTGGTCAACAAGGGCTAGCTGGTGATGGTGAATTTATGATGAAAATAAGAAGAGTGATACCAGACTTTTTATCACAAACAGGTGATGCGAGAGTTACACTTAATTTAAAAGATTTTCCAAATCAAACAAAAGCTAGTTCTACATTAGGCCCATTTACAATTAGTAGTAGTTCAACTAAAATAGATACACGTGCTAGAGCTAGAGAAATATCTTTAAAAGTAGAAAACACTAGCACCGGTCAGTTTTGGAAACTTGGAACATTTAGATTAGATATACAACCAGACGGAAGAAGATAATGCCATTAAATACAAAAGGTAAAAAGATAATGAAGTCTATGAAAAAACAATATGGTAAGAAAAAAGGTGAGCAAGTTTTTTATGCATCACTAAACAAGAAAAAAATTAAGGGAGTTAAAAAACGTGGCTAGAATAGTACAAGCATTAACACAACCAACAGAACAATACGATCAACAAATACAACAATCGTTTGTTAGAGATGTAGATAGTATTGTGCAAAAATTAAATACTACTTATCAACAAGATTTAAAAGACGAATCAGAGGCGGAGGCTTTTTTCTTTGGCTAATTCATTCGTAAATAAGAAAGTAGATTTAACAACTACATCAGCTACAACACTATATACAGTGCCAACAGCTACTACTGCTATAGTAAAGTCTATACTTGTATCTGAGGATTCTGGTAATGCAGATACTATAACAGTGACTATTACAGATACTAGTGATAACGTGTTTAGTCTTTTTAAAACAAAGTCCATATCTGCCAATGGTACAACAGAATTATTATCAGCCCCTTTAGTATTGGAGGAAAGTGAGATACTAAAAGTGACTGCAGCAACAGCTAATAGACTACATGTAGTCCTTTCGGCCCTACAATCTAAGCCAAGAGAGGTTACAACATAGTCTTGATTTACTTGTAAAAAACGAGTAATAATGTAAATTCAGGTGTAATTCCTGCCTTTTTAAAATAAAAAAATTTAATATATATGATTAATAGAGCAAAAATGCCAAGACAGTTACGTAATAAAGGTGGGATCATGACCATTGGTGGCGGTGGTTATACAGGTATACCCATGGGCACTAGAACAGGTTTTGGATTAATTAGCAAAGTTAAAGACAGAATTAGAAAACTAATACCAAATGAAATTGCAAGTGTAGCAAGTAAAGCTGCACCGTTTGTTGCACCATTTAATCCAGCGATTGCAGGATTGATGAGAGGTATAGGTCGATTTGATCAAAGAGGCAGTTTGTCTGACGCGTTTAAACAAGGACTTGCTACTACTGCATTTGGAGCAGGAGCAAGAGCACTAGGTGGAGCAACAGATATTATGGGCGGTGGAATTAGAGGTGGTTTTACATCTCCGTTAAGTCCTGATAGAACAACTGCTGTTAAGGATTTTTTTACACCTGGAAAAGAAAAAGATACAGACTTTATTAAAAAAGTTACTGGCGATACTAAAAAAGATGTTGGCTTAAAATCTGTAAAAGACGCAACTGGATTGTTTAAAGATGTGCCAATATTAAAAGACTTACCAAGTATAGTTCAACAACAAATATTAGTTGGCGGTGTATCGGGAGCAGCGACTTATATCTATCAAGCGTTTTTAGCAGAGGAGCCACCTCAAGAGGAGGGTGAAACATATGATCAATATAGAGAACGAAGAAGAGAAAATGTCGGTAGAAAAATGTTAGCCTATTTTGATAATTATTTTAAATTTGATAAAGAATATTCATCTATGACTCCTGAACAAAAAAAGGCTTTTGTTGATAGATTAAATGTTAGAGACGGCGGCAGAGTTAGTTATCAAACTGGTGGTATCACCATGGCTAATACACTTGCAGAAAATATAAGACGTAACTTAGCTAACCAAGCTGCTATTAATAAAGTACTTCAAGCTGCTGCAAGTAAAGCTTTTCCAGAAGGAAATTTTCAAAAAATAAGAGCAAGTTCACCAACACAAAAAGATTATAATATTAAAGCAACAAAAGATTTAGTAGAAAATTTACCTGGTGGTATTGTTAGAGATGTACTTGCACCTGCAGCAGCAGGAGTTCTGAGTCTTCCATATGATGCAATACAGGGTGTAACAAGAATTAAAGAATCTGATATGGATAGAGCAATGCAAACAGCTACAATGTCAGGACCAAAAGATATTATTGCTGAAGCTGAAGGATTAGCTTATGCTAGAGAAAATCCTTTATCAAGTGCTATGGAAAGAACTATTGGAGCAGCTGGTCCACTTGCTGAAAGAATATCTGGAGAAACTTTAATTCCAGGTTTTACAAAAGTAGAAGGAGGATACCAAGGGCCAGATGGTCAAATATATGGACCAGAAACTTATGCATCTATCGCAGCAGGTATGTATCCAAATATTTATAATCCCAATAAAAAAGTAGATTCTGTAAAACCAACTCTACCTGTAGAACCTAGAACAGATCAAGACTTAATTGAAGGTTTTAAAAAGTTTAAACAACAAAATCCTAATTTATTATCTGGTATAGGGATTGCAGCGCTAATTGAAGGAACATTACCAGATGGAACACCTATTACATTTAGTGGTGGTGCGGAGTCAAGTGCTTTTAATAAGTATTTAGAATCATTAGGTCTATCTCGTGCGAACATATTTACACCAAGGGCAGACATAGAATCCAAACTAGCAAAAGGTGGTATGCCAGTAGGCATCATGAGAACCAATAAAGCTGGAGTCATGGAGCGAGACTACAGAGACAAGGGTGGATTTGTGCCTGTGGGAATAAAAGAAAAAGCAGATGACGTACCAGCTATGTTATCTAAAAATGAGTTTGTTTTTACAGCAGATGCTGTAAGAGGAGCTGGTAATGGCAGCATTGAAAAAGGAGCACAAAGGATGTATGATACAATGAAAAAATTAGAGAAAAGAGTAGTGTAATGGAAAATGGAATACTAGCACAATTAGCTATAAAACTAGCAAGACAAAAAAATCCAGAGAGTAGATTAACTAACAAGGATATTGAAGAAGCTATGAATTTACTTAAATCTAATGATTCAAAAATAACATTTAATGAATTAGCATTTATGTTGGCTAAACAAAAATCTCCTAATGAAAGAATTACACAAAATGATCTTTTAACAACAAAAGAAATGTTAATGAGTCTTATGTCTGACAATAAAGCAGATGGTGGTAGAGTATCAAAACAAACAGGTGGCATAACAGAACAAAGAACATTACCACCAGAGTTTGTCGAAGCAGCACAAAAAACATTTTTAACAGATTTATCTAGACAAGCTGGTATACCAACAATCACCACAGCTGTTCAACAACAACCAGGTGAAACAGCAGAACAGTTTGCAAATAGACAAGCGCAAGCACAACAGTTTGGAATTACTAAAGCTGGTATGGCTGAACTCGCACCACAAGTTGCAGCACAAGATCCATTACAAGCTGCAGCGTATGCACAAGCAGTTGATCCAACTACAGGGCTTGGAGCGTTTCAACCATTCTTGACAAAAGCAGGTACAGCAGCAGACGCAGCGGCAGGGTTAACTGGCCCTATGACAGCAGCACAACAAACTGCATACACATCACCTTTTCAACAACAGGTTATAGATACAACTCTTGCAGAGTTTGATAAACAAGCTCAGATGAGACAGAATCAATTAGCAGCGCAAACACTAGGTGTGCCAGGTGCGTTTGGTGGTGGCCGTGAAGGTGTACAAAGAGCCGAGTTTGATGCAGCAAGTGACATGAACAGAGCAAGATTATTAGCAGACTTAAGACAAAGAGGTTTTCAACAAGCAGCGACTGCAAGACAACAAGACCTAGCAAACCAAATGGGTATCTCTCAACTTCAATCAGGTTTAGGTGGTGCAGCGCAAGACTTTGCTAGAGCACAGATATCAGGGCTTGGTACATTAGGTGCAGGTCAACAAGCACAAACTCAAGCAGTGTTAGACGCACAGAGACAAGCAGCAGTAATGGCAGTACAGGATCCAAGAGATAGATTAGCAAGATTTGGTCAAGGTATTGCAGCATTAACACCTATGGGAGCCGGTTCAGTTGAAATAGCTCCAGCTCAAGCCGTAGCAGCAGGGCCTAGTCCCTTGATGCAGGCATTAGGTGTAGGATTAGCAGGCGCTGATATATATGGCAGAATCTTTGGAGGCAGAAGAACTTAATGTCTAGAATATTAAAAAGACCAATGTTTAGAAGAGGCGGGTCTACTAATACAGGTATTATGTCTGGGTTAGTTGATAGAAGAAACTATAGCACTGGTAAATTTGGTAGCATGACTGAAGATGAAATAAGATCTAATGTAAATTTGTTAAGAGAATTACAAGATCAGTTTGCACCTATACCTAAAACAAGGTTGCCTTTGGGTGAGGTTGGCTTTGCTCTTGCATCAGGTGCAGACCCAATAGAAGCTTTAAATATAGGATATAAAAAATTTGTATCTGAAGATGACAAGAGAAGAGCTCTTTTAGATAAAAGAAAATCAGCAGCTGTATCGACAGTCTTGGGACAAGCTCTTAAACCAACTAAAGATACAAGAACAGATATGGAAAAGAAATTAATAGCAGCTGGATTTATACCTGGAACTGATGAGTATAAAGCAGCTATGGCATCTTTATTGTTTAAAGATATAGCACCTAAAAAAGGGTTTAGAACTTTAACTGCAGAAGAAGCAAAAGAAAGATTAGGACCAGCTTATGAAGAGGGTAAAGCTTATCAAATAGATGAAGATCCTAGATCTAACAACTTTAATAAAGTATTTGTAATTGGTGGCGCTGGAACGACAATACAAAATATTCTTCCTGGCGATCAAATTCAGGGAGGTGCTGCAAGAGATAAAATTATTAATCAAACAAATTTTGTTTCAAGGCAACTAAAAAATCTTGATACAATAGAAAATTTACTTAAAGAAGATCCTACTTTAGGAGGAGGTGTTGGTTATATTAGAAAACTTGCTTTTGACACATTAAGTTTAGGTAAAGATTTAAACATAGATTTAAGTGGACCTATCACACAACTTGGTGGCGAAGAACTTCTTCTTAATACAAATACTGCAAGATTAGAAGCTTTAGAAGATATACTTGTCCCTGCATTTGCAAGAGTTATGAATCCTAATACAAGAATAACTAATCAAATGTTAAATGAGGCTAAAGCTGCAATTAATCTTACTGGTTTAAAAGGATCTGATGCGGTTAAAGAAAAATTAAAAGAAATAAAAAGACAATTTCAAACTTATATAGATGATCAAAATAGATTGTTAGGAAAAACTTTAACGGAGCCAAAAAAATTTAAAATTGTTAATGGTAAACTTGTGGAGCAATAATCATGGGTGTAATTAACATAGAGGGTTTAGGTGAGATAGAAATTAAAGGAGATACTCCTACACCAGAGGAAGAAAAAGCAATTTTAGAAGCTTTAGGCGCAACAACAGATACCACAGACACCACAGAAATAGAAGAAGTCGACACTAGTAAAGTGATACCAGACATGGGCGACGTGGAAAAAGATTTAGAGACTGAAACAATAATTCCTGAACTAATAGAAACTGACTTAAATAAAACAGAACAAGCTCAAGGTTTAGATAAAATATTTTTAAGTAGACCTGTTTTTGAAGCAACGGGTGCTATTTTTGGATCAGTCCCTGGAGCACCTTTTGGTCCTGCAGGTATGGTCGCAACTGGAGTAGCTGGTGCTTCTGCTGGTGGTCAGTTATATGATATACTACAAAGCTTTATAATAGATGAACCTACAGATTTTACAACACAAGTTGGAAGACTAAAAGGAGATTTTCAAAGAGAAGCTGTGTTACAAAGTTTTTTTGCAAAAGTCCCTGGGTTACTTACAGCAACAAGAAAACTTGTTTTTGGTAAGGCAGATGACTCCTTATATAATTCAGCTAAAAGATTAAACTATCCTCTAAGTTTAAGTGATGCTGGTAATATGATATCAAAAGGATACGGTCAAGTTATAGGTGTTTTTCCATTTGTTGGAGGTCCTATAAAAAAAGCTGCAGCTAAAAAAGCAACTTTTTTAAACAATAAAGCGATTGATACTTTAAATACTTTTGGCCCCAACGTAACTTTAACCAAGTTAGGCGTAGATATGACAAAAGCATCTAAATCTACCTTTGATGAATTTAGAGTTATATCAAGTTTTTTTTACGATGATTTTTATAAATCAGTAGATAAACTAGGAAAGGTTCCAATTATATCCACACAAAATTTTAAAAACTCTTTAGCATCTTTTACAAAATTAGTTGATGATGGAGTTATAACTTTAAAATCAGGTGAAAAAGTATTTGGTCCTAGAAATAGAGATAATTTATATAAATTTGCAAAAAAAGGCAAACAGTATCCAGACTACATAGACGCTAAACAATATAAATCTTTAATAGATGGTGTTAAATATTATATTAAATTAGCAGGAGCAACTAATCCTGGTAATGTTAAAGTTTTAACTGGTATTAAATCTGCCTTAGAAAAAGATTTAAGATTATTAACTAAAAAGTCTTATAGAGATAATTTGCTTACAAAAGTTTATTCTATGGGTAAATCTAAAAGAGCTAAGATAGATGATAAAATTTTATCCGATATAGCAAATAAATTAAAATTTGCAGATAATGTATATGCAAATGGTTTAGAAAATTCAATTATAACAAGAGCTTTAAAAGATGCAGCTAAAAAAGAAGGAGTAAAATTAAAGCCAATACCTGGTAAAACAACCTTTAAATCACCTCCATCAGATAAATTTAAACAAGTCGATAAAAATATTTTTTCTGCTGGTTTTATAAAACCAGGATCTATTACTGCAGAAGAATTAGCAGAGGCTTTATTAAGTAGAAAAGCAAGTCCAGAGGTATTTGCTAATTTAAGATCTTTAATTGGTGAAAAACAATTTATAAAATTTGTTAGATCAAAATTACAAAAAGCGTATGATGATTCTTTATTTAAAGGTGGTAAAGATCAAGTAGGTTTAACTTTTGATCCTTATAAATTTGAACAAAATTTAGGTCTAACAACAGAGGCTGGACGAGATTTAATGGAGATAATGTTAAAAGGATCTAAATTAACTTTACAAAATTTAGATGATTTTTTTGCTGTAGCTAAAAATCATGCAGGATTAAAAATTCCTGATGTGGGTTCTTTCATGGCTAGAAGATTTGTTTTAGGAGGACCTAAATCTGCGATAGGGGGAGCAGTAATGACTGTTGGAACTGGTACGGCACCTACAATTGCTGTGCCTCTTATTCTTTTATCACGAAGAACGTCTAGTGTTTTATCTAATCCAAAAATTCTTGACGACGTAGTAAAAGTATTGGATCCAAATACTCCTGCAAATCAAATAAAAGTAACATCACTAAAATTATTAGACATGATGATTAGTGACAGTCAAACTAAACAAGAAGAAAATGAATTTAAATTAATGAAAGAAACCATAGAGTTGTTACCATTAGATCAGATAACAGATGGAGTAGATGGCACAATAAGATCTTTTGAAAATTTTAACATGTTTGATAATGTCCCTAAAGAAGAAACACAAGATACAGAAAGCATTACTGGTAATACCTCAAAAGCACCTACAGGTATACTTAACACAGCAAATGTAAACCCTAACTTATTTGCTCAAGCACCAGCGAACACCGCTACAAATCAAGGTTTAACACCAACAGAACAAGCTCTACTATCACCTGAAGAACAAGCAATTAGACTTAGATCAAGAGGATTAGCATAATGTCCAGCGAAGATTTTAAATCATTAATAGTCACAGATCCAGATCTAGTAGATCCAGAAATAGATATATCTGGTTTAAGAACACAAACAGATACTAACCCAAGGGTTCTTGGATCTATTCCAGATTTGCCTGGTATAAAATATGATCCCACAAGTTTTGATTATTTAAAAGATCTTAATGAATTATTTGCTTTTGGCCTGCCCATGATAGAAACAGATGAAGCTCAAATACCAGGAGCTGTTGACACATTAGTAGACGTAGGTTCGGGCGACGGGGGTCAGGCGACTACACCAATTACTACGCCTGTAACCACACCTACAACAGATGGAGGAATAACAAATATAGATACTCCTCTAACACAAATGGTTACTAATCCATTTACTGGACAAACACAAACTGTTAGACAAGCTATGACATCGGATGCTGCTTACACAGGAACTCCATCTAGTCCTTTCTTAGCTTCAGAAGCAGCAGGTGGCGCAAGTCTTGTTAGACCTACAACAGCTACAACAACATTACCTTCAGGAGATGTATTTGCAACTGATGATCCAATGTTAGAAGAAAAAATAGATTTTCAAACACCAGAACAACAAGAAGGTTATCTTCAAAATGTATTAGGTAGAGCAGGTCAAACTGTTGAAGGTGCATTAAATGAATTAGGTAAATTGCCAGGAGCCATAGTTGATTTTGGAAATCAAACTGTAGATGTATTTGGAAAAAAACTTAACGTTGCTAAAACTTTAGCATCAGCTGCAATAAATAAACTTGTAGGTGGACCTATAAGCTTAGTGTTTGATGCACTAGGTGCAATATTACCAGAGGAAGATCAAGCAGATACTACAAAAAGAAATATAGTTGATGAATTAAAAGCAGAAAAAGATTACGGATTTAATATGACAGTTGGAAATTTAAATGTAGATCCTTTTGGTAGAAGCCCAGTGTCAGCTTTTGGTAATTATGAGCAAACATTATTAGATGACATAGCTGGAGTAAATCAATCAAGATTTCAAACAGCTAAAATGACAGAAGCTAAAAAAGAATTTGCACAAGATTATTTTGACAAGAAAGCTGAAAAAGCTAGCGGTGTTGAGATAGATGAAGGGACAGTTCTTGGACTAGGAGAGGCACCTGGTGACATAACTACGTTAGAGGAACAACTTGGACAAATTAAAGAAGAAGCAGATGTTGAAGCAGGTTTACCAACATCTACAGTAGAAACGTTTACAGGGCCAACTATGGCTGATGTATCAGGTGATGGTGATCGAGACACAGGGCCAGTATCAACAGCTGGACAAGCTGGACCACCAAGTCAACGAGGAGGTGGAAGAGATGATTCTGCACCAAGCGCACCTGTATCAACTGCAGGACAAGCTGGGCCACCAAGTCAAAGAGGTGGAGGAGGTAGAAGTGCTGGGGGATATGGCGGAGGAGCAGAAAGAGGTTCCCAAAAAATAGTATGTAGTATGATGAACGAGTCTTATGGTTTTGGATCTTTTAGAAATAAAATATGGTTAAGACACTCAAAAAATTTGGCGCCAGAATATGAAAAAGGTTATCATAAAATATTTTTACCTTTAGTTAATTATGCAAAAAAAGATGGTGTAACAAATAAAATAGTTAAAAAAACAATAGAACATCTTATGGTTCATAGAACTATTGACATCAGACAAGAAGCAAGAGGTAAGATGCATTTATTAGGTAGAATATATAGAAAAATATTTGAACCCATTTGTTACTTTGTAGGTAAACATGGCTAAAAAATCAGCATTACAAAAAATAGAAGATCATGAGAAACTTTGCAGAATAATGCAAAGGCAAACTTTTGATCAAATTAAAGAATTAAAAGCACAGATAGTTAGAATAGAAAGACTGCTGATTGGTACAGCAGCCTTTGTAATAATTAGTTTATTAGATAAAGTTCTTTAGATCCAAGCTTTTAACTCTTCACCCATAACCTGACTTGCAATATTAACTTTTTTACGTAAAGCTTTTACAATTCTCTCATCGACTGTATCTTCACATATAATATCAATGTATGTCATAGGTTTTGTTTGACCAATACGATCAATACGTGCTTCTGATTGTTGCCTTTTTTCAAGATCATAACCATTAGAATAATATATCATGTTACTAGCAGCTGTAAGTGTAATACCATAGCCACCGGTTTGTGGTGTGCCTATGAAAAACCTACATTTATCATCTTCTTGGAAACGTTTAATATTTTTTTGTCTTTCATCTTGTGGTGTTAATCCATAATAGTCTACAAAACAATCTGAACCAAACTCATCAACTAATGCTTTTATAATTTGTTTTACATCACTTTGCCAGTGAGCCCAAATAACAACTTTACCCTCTATCTCATTCAACACATTTATCAGTTCATCAATACGATTGCTTTTAACCTCTTGCACTGTGCCGTCATCAGATTTAAAATGGCCACAAGTTATCTGTTGTAGTCTCATCAACTGTGTTAGTGCGTTTGATGTGGTAAGCATCTTACCATTTAGTATTGCAAGTGCCTCTTTCTTCATCTGTTCGTAAACTTTAAATTGATCTGGTGTTAGTTGTACAATACGTTTCATAAATGTTTTCTTCGGTAAATCTAGACAATCATCTTTTAGAACACGATTAGAAAAAGGTTTTAGTTTCTCTGATAGTTCACCTAGATTTTTATAGCCAACAACTTTTTGAAAAGTTCGACCATTAAAAGACATATTTTTCATAATTGCATATCTAGTTCTAAACGTATACCAAGATGTATGATCCAAGAGCCAGGGGTCAAGGAACTCGCATTGTTTGTATAAATCTAGCGGTGATTTTGTTACAGGCGAACCTGTAAGTATTCTTTTATATTTTGCGTTTTTACCAAGCTCGACTATATTTTTTGTACGTTTAGCTTCTGGATTTTTAATAGTTGTTGACTCATCAACTGCCATTAAAGTTTCATGTGAGTTAATAAACTTATAGGCAAAATCTACACCTTTTTTAGTAGACAAAGACTCTACATTCATAATTAAAATATGTAAATCTGTTCCTGTTTTAAATAGAGTATTTAAATTTTTTTGTTGTTGTTTTGTAATATTTGCTTGCCAAAGAACCACGTTTTTTTCTATATGGTCAGGTAGATGTGTTGGTATTTCAGAACTATACCAATTTTTATAAACACCTTTTGGTGCCACAATTAGGACACCATTGATCTTACCATGGTCATAAAGTATTGCAGAATTATCTATTAATACTTTAGATTTACCAGTACCCATTTCCATAAAATAGGCAAAACATTTTTTATCCCAAGACGCCTCTAATGCCTTAAGCTGGTGTGCGTATGGCTTAGTTTTAAATTTATAATTCATATCTTTTCTTTCTTGACTTTTATATATAGTAACCTTATAAGTTTGTCAATGTCAGAAAGAATAGTTTATGTAATACAGGAAATACCTGGGACAAAAGAAGGCAATCCAAGAATAAATATTATGGG